CAGAGTATCAAGTTATATTAGAAGGCCTTAGGGATGCTGTAGAAGAAGCTGAGAGGCTTCGCTGGATGCTGATAGCAGCACAGGCTAGGGTTGATGTTTGGCGGTCTTATGAGGCTTCTAATCGCAGCATAGATAAAAGAACAATGTAGTAATGTCACACCAAAAGCCATTATTTGATAAGTTATCATTTAAGTTACAGAAATTAACTGACGATGAAGTTACTGAAATATCGATTAATGCTTTTGGCAACATTTACCATTATTATCCTAAACAAATTAAAGAGTTAGTTAGCTTGATTTATAAAAAAATAGAAAGAAAAAACAATGGATAAGAACGTGCAAGCAGTCAGGCAAAAGCTGGCAGATCGAGCTGAGTTTGGCATGATGAAATATGGCGTAAGCACAGAGCGTACAGACTTGTCTGCAAAACAATGGCTTATCCACGCGCAAGAGGAAGCAATGGACTTAGCTGTATACCTGCAAAGACTTATAGACGACATTGATGACTAAGGACGAAAAGAAATATCTATCGAAATTGGTAGACATTGGTTGTATAATTTGTTATAGGAACGGCTATCCTCAGACACCGGCAGAAGTTCACCATGTCAGGGGATTAGGGCTAGGTATGGGTGTCAGAAGTGGGCATTACGACACTATTCCGCTGTGTCCTGCTCATCACAGAGGTAATGATGGGTATCACGGTATGGGTCGCAAAGCGTTTGAACGGAAGTATCAGATTACAGAGATTGACTTACTTGTACAAGTTAAGGGGTTGCTGAATGAAAAAGACGAAAGCTGAAAAGAAGGTTAGTAAGGTAATGACTGAGTTTAAGGGCGGTACATTGCATTCAGGTAAAGGTGGCCCTGTAGTAAAGAATCCAAAGCAAGCTATCGCAATTGCATTATCAGAGGCAAAAATTGCCAAGAAAGGGAAGAAAAAATGAAGGGTTTAAAAAGCTGCGGTAAATGCAAGGGCGGTGAGTGCAAGGGCGGTAAGGGTTGCATGAGAGAAGAAAAAGAAGAAAGCATGGAATATTACGGTAAAAATGGCAAAAAAGGCATGACTGTAGCGATTATGTTGGCTATGCCGAAACGTGGTCAGCGCACTGCTACAAACAAGGCGAAGAAGAAATGAAGCCCGGACTTTACGCAAACATTGCAGCAAAGAAAAAGCGCATAGCAGAAGGGTCTGGCGAGAAAATGCGTAAGCCAGGAACCAAAGGCGCTCCTACTAAGGCAGACTTTAAAGATGCTGCCAAGACTGCAAAGAAAAAGAAATGATTAAACGTGGCAAAGAGGAGTTTGCTGGTTATAACAAACCTAAAAAGACACCTAATCACCCTACTAAAAGCCACGTTGTATTGGCTAAAGAGGGTGACGAGGTTAAGTTGATTAGGTTTGGTCAGCAGGGTGCTACAGGTAGCCCTGACGGTTCAAAGCGTAATGAGGCATTTAAGGCTCGTCATGCCAAGAACATAGAAAAGGGCAAGATGTCTGCTGCATTTTGGGCTAACAAAGTTAAGTGGTGAGATACACGTATGGCCTTGAGAACATCAAGGTAAAAGATTGGGGCGAGGGCGCTGATGTAAAAATTGGCTCATTTTGCTCTATTGCTGATAATGTAACTATATTCATTGGTGGAAACCATAGAACTGATTGGGTAACAACTTATCCATTTGGTCACATTAATCAAAACGTATTCCCGCATCATGGGGATGGACATCCAGCAACTAAGGGTAATGTAGTTATCGGAAATGATGTGTGGTTAGGATCAGGCTGTACGATAATGTCTGGCGTTACTATTGGTGATGGTGCGGTAGTTTCAGCTAGTTCGATGGTTGTAAAGGATGTTCCTCCGTATGCTATTGTTGGTGGCAATCCAGCAAAGGTACTGAAATATCGGTTTACTGAAGATCAAATAAAGAGATTGCTTGATAAACCGTGGTGGGAGCTACCAGATAGCCGTATAAACGATTTAATCCCACTCTTATGCTCTGATAATGTCGAGGATTTAATTGCTGCCAAAAACTCTTAATTTAGGTTCTGGTAAGGATTGGAAAGATTCCTACTTTAACGCAGACATATTGCTTAGAGTCAATCCTGATTGGTGGGTAGATATATCTAAGGTTGAATTTGGTCAAGTTATTGATTCACCAAGATTCGGCAAAGTAAAGATTGAGAAAGGTATGTTTGAGACAATCGTCGCAAATGACGTTTTAGAGCATATACCTGACTTAGTTAAAGCGATGTCAAACTGCAAAGATTTATTAGCAGATAAAGGTGAGTTTCATATTCATGTTCCATATGAGTTATCTCTAGGAGCCTGGCAAGACCCTACTCATGTTCGAGCTTTTAATGAGAATAGTTGGCTGTACTATACCGATTGGCATTGGTATTTGGGTTGGGAAGATCGGTTTAATTTGAAATCATTAGAGTTTCAGTTGTCAGAGTTTGGTCAGGAACTAATGGATAAAAATATTCCTATTGATGAGGAAGTTTTGCGTATTCCACGTGCAATTGATTCTATGAAGGTGGTTTTGTGCAAGCAATCGTGATATGTAGTACAGGGAATGTTGGCTTAACGGTACTGGTAACTGCTTTAGAGGTCTACGCGCCTCACATACCAGTGTACATAAGTTGCAATACGCCTAAATGTTTCGGTAAGCACATAAAGATGATCCCGAACATGGAGTCTAACTTTGGTGATGCTTACAATGTAGCTACAGACTATGCGTTTGCTCAGGGATATGATTCTGTGATCCTGGCTAATGATGACGTAGTACCTACACCTAGTACTATTACTAAAATGGCAGTAGATTGGGATTTGCTAAAGAACGCAGGGTATAAGATTGGCTTCTTGGGTACTAGGTCTGACTTTGTATTGCCTGAGCAGAATATACGTTATCCTATCGTCGATGATGATTTTGTAGGTTTACGCTATCGCAGCGAGGGAATGATAAAGAAGGCACAGACTATTGCGCCTATCTTTGCGTCAGTATCAAAGGAAGCATGGAAAGCAGCTAAGTTTCCAAGCGTAAACTGGTATTCTGATAACATTATCTGCGATGATATGACTAAGGCTGGCTACACTCATTGGGTGAGCAGAGGATATGTGCATCACGCAGGAAGCCAGACAGTAGGCAATGACTTTGCTAAATGTCATGAGGATAGTAGGGCATGGATACGGCAGAATAGACCAGATGTATACGATACGTATTATTAAGCATGACACCTGAAAGGTAATGCAAAAATGGAAACAGAAATCACCAAAGTGCAGGAAGATGCACGAATAGCTAATCTTACTAACATGGGTAAGGGTAGGACTAAGGGAGTACCTAACAAGAGTACGCAGATAGTTAGGGAAGCTATTGCTAATCTACTAGAGCGCAATGCTCCAAACATGGACAGATGGCTCAATGAAGTAGCGCAAGAAGACCCGTATAAGGCACTAGACTTGATGAATAAGCTCAGTGAGTACCATATACCTAAGCTGGCTAGGACAGAGGTAACAGGCGCAGACGGTGGAGCGCAACAGCACGTGGTCACATGGCAGAAGTAATGTTTGATGACTTAGGGCATTTTAAGGATTGGTGGCTTGCGAACAGGCCAATAAACACGCCACTGACTAATTCATTGATTTGTATTGCTGAAACGCATGGTGTTGTTTTGTACCGCCAAGATAACTACCAGGTTGAGATGTTCTTGGTTAAACCAAACTCAGAGATTGAGCCACATATCCATCCAAACGTAGACTCGTTTGAGGTCTTTATTGGTGGAACAATTGATTTTATGTGTAATGGTCAATGGTTTGCTCAGAATAATATTGGAGATGCTATTCGCGTTTATCCGAACAGTTGGCATGGCGGTAAGTTTGGCGATCTTGGTGGATGCTTCCTGTCAGTTCAAAAATGGCTAAACAATGTAGAGCCTAAGTTTGTTGGCGATGATTGGGTAGATACGAGAAAAACTGGATCGTACAAAGAAAACAGAGAGCCACATGACGCAAATAGTCATCCCGTACCAGCCTAGAGCGCCTCAGTTACAGATGCATGAGGCTATGGATGGAACTAGGTTCTGCGTAGTTGTAGCGCATAGACGCATGGGCAAGACTGTAGCGGCTATCAATCATCTCATCAAGTCTGCTATCGAGTGCGACAAGGATGAGCCTAGATTTGCTTACATTGCGCCTACTTACGGACAGGCAAAGAGAGTAGCTTGGGATTACCTAACTAAGTTTACGAGGCCACTAAATGCAACTCACAACATTTCTGAACTCAGGGCTGACTTTTGGGGACGCCGCATTAGTCTTTATGGTAGCGACAATCCTGATAGCTTGCGTGGTCAGTACTTCGATGGAGTTATTCTTGATGAGATCGGAGACCAAGACCCGAAGATATGGAATGAGATTATCCGTCCAGCTCTTGCTGATCGTCTTGGCTGGTGTATGTTCGTGGGTACTCCTAAGGGGCGAAACCACTTTGCTGACCTGAGAGATAGAGCCGACGATGCGGATGATTGGAAGCTGCTAGAGTTTAAGGCCAGCGAGACCAAGATTCTAGTGGAGTCCGAGCTTGATTCAGCCCGTAAAGAAATGGGTGAGGACAAGTACAACCAAGAGTTTGAATGTTCATTTAACGCTGCGGTAGAGGGTAGCTACTATGGTCAGATCATCAATTCTATCGAAGAAAAAGGCCATGTTACCCGTATTGAGCGCGATGATCTTTGTCGGTCTTTTGTTGCTTGGGACTTGGGTATGGGCGATTCTACTTGTCTGTGGGTGGCTCAACTGGTTGGCAAAGAGGTGCGGCTTATTGACTGCGTCGAGAACCACGGACAAGGTCTGGACTGGTATGTACGCTGGCTGCAAGACAATGACTATGCGAGGTGGGAGCAGTTCTTACCGCATGACGTTGAGGTTAGGGAACTTGGAACGGGAAGGTCTCGCAAAGAAGTACTCATGGAAGCAGGATTAAATATAACTGTTGCGCCTAGATTGTCGGTTGCTGACGGTATTCAGGCTGTCAGGCGCTTGTTTCCGCGCTGCTGGTTTGACCCAAAGACTAAGCCTGGCCTTGATGCTTTGCGTAACTATCGACGCGAGCATGACGAGAAGCGCAATGTATTCTATGAGAAACCTTTGCATGATTGGTCATCACACTACGCAGATAGCTTCAGATACCTAGCGATTTCGCTTGACGAAGGTACTGATTCGTGGTCATCAAAGTTGCCAAATAACGTGCAATGGGTTGTATAATTGGAAAAATTCTAGGGGTAACTTATGCAGTCTGAAGAAATTAAAGCGATTGTCGAGGCAGAGATTGATAACTCCATTGGCTTTATTGACTCTGAGACTACAGACCAGCGTCAGAAGGCGCTAGAGTATTACCTGCGTGATCCGTATGGCAATGAGCAAGAAGGTCGTAGCCAGATTGTTACTGGCGAGGTGGCTGAAGCTATTGATGGTGCATTGCCACAACTAATTCGTGTATTCACTACTACCGAAGATATTGTCTTGTTTGAGCCGCAATCTGCTGGCGATGAGGATGCTGCTAGACAGGCAACTCAGTATTGCAATTGGGTATTCTATCGGGACAATCCTGGATTCATAATCCTGCATAACTGGTTTAAAGACGCGTTAATGCAAAAGGTAGGCGTTGTTAAAGCCTATTGGGATGCTAAAGAGGACATCACTAAGGAATCCTACAAGAACCTTACAGATGATGAACTTGCTTTATTGCTATCAGACGAATCGCTAGAGATCGTCAAGCAGAAGTCTGAAGTCGTTGATATGTCCGGTATGCCTATCATGCTGCACAATGTGACGATCAAGAAGGTCAAGAATACAGGCCAGGTGGTTATCGAGAATATTCCACCAGAAGAATTCCTAATTAGCAAGAACGCTAAGTCTATTGCTGACTCCCCATTTACAGCGCATCGTCGCTTGGTTCCACGGTCTGAGCTTATTGCAATGGGTTACGATAAAGACATTATTGATAACCTACCGACTTACGATGACCTGACATTCTCTCCTGAACGCCTTGCTCGATTTGATAATGGCGAGCAACCGGATGACGAGAGCCTTGACCCGTCAATGCAGCGTCTTGAGGTCTATGAGTGCTATATCTACCTAGACGTTAATGATGATGGCATTGCAGAGCTGCGTCGTATTGTCTATTGCGGTAGTGAGCTTCTTAGCGATGAAGAAACAGACGTAATACCATTTCATGCTATCTGTCCTATTCCTATTCCTCACAAGTTCTTTGGTCAATCACTTGCTGATCGCACTATGGACATCCAGTTAATCAAGTCTACGGTCACCCGTCAGATGCTTGATAACATTTACTTAACAAACAATGCTCGAATGGGTGCGGTTGATGGTCAGGTAAACATTGACGATCTGCTAAACGCTACGCCTGGCGGTGTGATTCGTATGAAGAATCCTAATGCCATTATTCCTATTCAAGTGCCTAGCGTTACGGCTCAAGCCTTTCCAATTCTGGAA